GACTTGGAACTTTTCTTCTTGCCATTATTGAGTAATATCATCGAAGTTTAATGTCTCATCAATATCCGTTCTATTTTCTCTAATCTCGAATAAAGTTTCATTAAATTCGTCTTTAACTTCGAATAGGTTGTATTGTTTAAAGATATTGTTATTGTTATCGTATATTGTGTATATACCATTAGAAACTGCCTTACTTTGATTACCGTATAGAGCGTGTGCCAATGTCGATGAATCGTGTTCAACCATTTCAACTTCAACCGTTGTAGGGTTAAAGAATGTGTTTGTTATAATAATATTTTGTCCTGGTTGACCAATAAATGGAACAACGTTTGGTCTACTTGATGGTGCTGACGACGGTGTTATTGTTAAAAATAACAAATTCGTAGCTGCAACACTGTATTGATATCTTATCGCCTTCTGTGTCGTACTTGTAAGGTTTGAAACTACAGGTGTACAATAGAATGATGAAGTTATAATTCTATAAAAGTTAGTTATTTTAGTGTTATCGTTAGAGTTTAAATACTCAACTCGATAACCAATTAAACCTTGTGAAGTGAATTTATTTCTATCTGCGGTTGGTATGTTACTCAAATCAATAACTAACCCTCTAACAGAAGGTAATGAAGCTAATATACCACAATCAGTAATAGATGTTCTGATTTGTTTTGGTCTAATGTGAAGTGTATAAATTCCTAACTCACTAAAATCGTCAGACGCTAGTGTTAAATTATATAATCCACCCAATACTTCGACACCAGACGAATCTGAACTATCTGAAGTTTCTCCATTATGAAAAACGGGCGTTAAGACATCTTCAGAATTTAATCTTTTTAATGATACCTCAGCGGTTGTCGTCCTATTTGGTACGTAATGATAAAAAATATCAACATCCGCAGGTGACACATCTGATGGTCTAACTATTCCGTAACTTCCTACTGCCATAACTTTTAATAATAAATATAATTTTTATTGTTTTCTCACATTAAAATATCCATTTCCGTATATTCCAACTTCACCAATATTGTCAATTTCACCTAATCTTAGATTCTTTTCCATTACTCCTTGTTTACCCCTCTCAACAAAAATGTCAGAATAAATTGTAGGTTCATCAATAAACCCAATAAAATGTTCATTTCTTGTAATCATTCTATTGATAACTTCTTCCTTTGTAAATGTTGAAGTACTACCTGTAATCATAGTATATCCATCTTCAAAATCTTGATAATATAGATTGTCCAAAGTATATCCACTCCAATTTGAACCGTCGGTTGTGCCTGTGGTTACATTTGTAAATGTTGTTTGTCCATATTGTCTTAATTCCTCAATTCTACTTTGACCAATACCCATATAACGAATCGTGGTAGGGTCTGTTGGGTCAGTGGTGTTGTCTAAATCATTGATATAATCTAATTCAATTGGCATCGTCACCCCACTAAAAGACCCTAAAGGGTTACTAATAGATGTTGGGTCGAGGAATGGTAATGAGATTTTTTTAGAAACAATTTGACTTGCCCAAGGTGAACTAAAAGTTATTGTAACTACACTTTCAGTGATTGAACTGCCGTAAGTGTGAGTTAATGTTGGTAAAGACGTGTTTGGTATTCCATTGTTAATTGTCAGGGTTTCTGTAGGTGTACCATCTCCCCAATTTAATACGTAAACTTGTTCTATGATTTTTCTTAATTTATCGGGGTTGGTTGTTGAATATATGTTAATTGTCTTTGTACCAGTAACTCCTGAGTATGAAAAATTAACAAGTTGGTCCACTTGTTGTACTTCGCCGTCGAATCCAACCATAACACCCATTTCATCCACACTACTTTCTAAGTAGATAGGTAGGTTATATGATGGTAAAACATCTCCAGCGTCACCACTTATCCAAGTTGAACCACTCCATTTGTAATAACCCTCAATTAAATTTCCCGTCACATTAATATTATATACGGCATCACCTATTTGAGGACCAATATAGATATCGCCATTTGTCCAAGGTTTTAAATTACCGTCTTCATCATACCAATTCTGACTTGTTAATGAAACAAGTGAAACAGTATGAATATGTTTTTTTAATATTTCGTATTTATTTGAATCCATTACCCCTTTTTCTCGTAAAATTTTATCGGATCTACACTTTCACCTACCCTCGTTCCTTGTGTGTTATTATTATAACGAAAAACTTGGTAAGAGTAATCAGTTTTATCAATTACTACCTTATAATACATATCATTTGTTTCATTAACTTCAGAACTTCCGATGTCAGATTTAACAAAATCGGTTATTGACCCGTCTTCTGCATTATAAAATTTAGCGGTCATCCAAAATGTACTACCCGTTAATGATGTTTCATTTAATGCCGTTTCATCTTGGAACCAGAAAAAATACATATTTTCCTTGTTTCTATAGTTTGACCCAACAAAGGCAGGTTTATATATGTAATCATTAAGTGTGGTATAAAAATATTTTTCACCCAACGGTATCGATAAGTTTTTACTAAAAACTAACCTCCTATTAAATCTACTAGGTGGTTCGACAACCTCTACATTGTTAACAATTTCACTAGGGGTTTTAAAAAATTCCAATCTGAAAAAACTTTGAGTAACTTGTTTTTGCATTAACGCATTCTCATTTGCCGATAGCCCAGTTGGTTCATAATCTTGAACATAGGTTGACCCACTTAAAAAATAAAAATAGAACCATATGTCCGTTTGTTCAAATGTTAACTCACTTAATGTTGTTTCATATGGTTTATGGACATACCTAACAGTTTCATAATTTTCAATAGGGTTGATTATTTTACGTAATGTTTGGTACTCTAACTCTTTTGCAGAATCTTCCCACCCTAAATCAGTTCTAAAAGTTAAATCTTGATTTATTACTATACTATTGTTGTTGTCGTTTCTAACTATTTTCATTAACAATCAATTAAATTTGAACCGTTAGCTCTATTATTAAAACTATTTATTCCATCGGTTTTATTTCGGTAAAACTCCTCATTTCTTAAATAGAAATTAATATCATTTTTAACATAGTGAATGTTGTTAATGAAAGGGTGGTCGACACCAAATCCGTCAATATCGATAAAACCTGGGTCGTATAAATCTCTCCATTTCCATTGTCCCTCATTTTCGTAGTACTTACTATTTTCAGGTAGATTGAAAATATCATCCGTTGTCGATGTTTCAATATATGGTGACAATTGTCTTAATTTAACTCTATAATGTGGTTGGTAATAAAGTCCACTTTGATTTGTGGATGTGACACCTGAGAAATTAATAGTACTATCTGTTTGTCCGTGATTAAATAAATCGACTCTAGCCGTAAATTTATGGAAAGATTCACTTATGATTCTTTCTTTCATTTCACTATTATTATATTCAACGAATGCACCCGTTAGAACCGTTCCTATCGGTAATGAGGTTCCACCAGTAAATGTGTAACCAGTTGTATTTGATGAGATTGAAGTTGTTGTGATTCCAGTTTCTATTGAATCATTACCATTAAAGTGATTATCTATCCAAGTATTATGGAAGTTAAACTTATAACCAACTTTAGGTGGATAGTTAAAGTAACCGTTCCCATTTCTTAAAATTACGCTAACATAGACATCAGTTGGGGTATACCCTAAGTTATTAGTTAATCCCGTCAAAGTAAGTGGAGTTTTAAAATCGTAGATTAACGATTCCATTCTATTTCTTTCTACTATAACATCGTTTTCACCTAATGCATTTTCGAAAAGTATTTTCTTCTCGTCTTCCCATATTGAACTTTCGAAACCTACCTTATCTAAGATATAATCAGATTGTTGTGTTAATGTTTTATGTTTGTGGACGTAATATTCTGACAATGTGTTTGTAATATCATCTCTATTAATACATCTTTTACCAAATACCACGGGACTTAATGTTGTTCCAACTATAAAATCACTTTTTAATATGTTTATAACGTATTTTTCCGAATTATAAGTTGAATTACCAACACTATCAATGTTAAAAGTTCTACCCGATAAACTTGTAGTAGTTACATATCCACTACCTGATGTTACATAAAATGTATTTCCACTTGTCGATAACGTAATAAATTCACCTACCGATATTCCGTGTTCGACTGGTGAAATTAAACTAAGATATACTCCATTATCAACGACTCTAAATGGTATCCCGTCTTTAGCCGTTGCGGAATATGTAGTTCCAGTGGTACCTCCACTTAAAGTATAATTTATTTCATAATCACTATCTTGGTCATAAACATATGATAGGTAAATGTTCCAGTTCTGATATGGTGCGGTACTCGGTGTTATTAATGTATGTTCGGGTGTTTCCGATAATGTTAATTGTTGACTGAAGGAAGTTAAATCAGACCCCTGTTGTGGGGTGTTAACTTCTCTTACCACATCATTTCTAAGGAATGCAAATTCATTATAGGGTAAAAAACCATTAACTTGACCGATTCCGTCATTAACATCATAAAACTTTCTAACTAATGGATTAAATGCGGTTGTTCCAGAATATAAATTCCTAAACACCATTTTAATTTTTCCGTGAATTTTGTAATTATTAGATTCGAATCTTTCAGTTTCAAATTGCGTAGCAATGTCTAAAACAATATCCCTATCCCCCTGTCTTAATAAGGCTTCGGTTTCGTCTAAATTAACTCTTATATTTAAATCTTCCTCATTAGATTTGAAGAATCTTTTAGTTGGTAATATGATTTTCTTTTTATCCATTATTCAGCTGATGTAAAGGCTCCTTTATCTCCAAAATATTGGATAAATTTATCTACTCCAGTTTTACCAACTCTTAAACCAAAATAAAACATAAATGGGGTCGATAAGATTTGAGTGTTACCATTATAATAATCTTGAGTTCTTCTTATGATAAAATCATCAGTATAATCCCAAGATTGGGTTTCCCAAGTACCACTGTTCCCGTATCTAGTATAAAGTACTCCTGATAGGGGTGACGTCACACTTCCACTAGTTACATAAAGATAAGTGTATCCTGGATATTCGTTATCATATAATGCGTGATTATCCACACCGGTTTCTATCACGTCAAAATCCACTACATCGGTAGCATTACCAGTATTGATAGTTAAACCACTAAATGTATATGTCATCGGTAGTAATAGATATTTGTCACTAGAATCGTCCGATGAACTAGTTAAATTATAACCATAAGTCATACCCTGTAATGGTTGTACTTGAACGTTACCATAGTCCCAAGATTGGTTATCCTTTGTTAAATCGTTATACGGTCCAAATCCAGTTCCTCCTTTGTCCCATAGAAAGAATGGTACTTTTTGTGAAGATTCGGTTAATCTTCCTTGAATTTGTGTTATACCGTCATTTGCAATGTGGGTAGGTTCGTTTAAACACGACCTAACTCTTTCACCGTCTTCACCTAAGAAAAATGTTATAGGTAATGGGCCCCAAACATTTGTTCCGTTTTTAAAAACTTGTGGATATAATTCAGGGTCTAAGAATTGGTACGAATATCCTGCGTAATTTGGATTTTGTAAATCAAATTCTTCAATTCCTACTTCATTATTAATTGAAATTAATTGTAATAAATCCCCGTCAAATACTTGAGTAGTGTAACCAAAACCTCCGTTATTAAAAAAGTCTTTAATGTCGTGACCATTATTTGTGGTATCTAATCTGTAGTTGATTGCCAACCCCATCAATTCCCCAAAACTTTTGAATGATGTCGGACCAATTTGTCTCGTTACCGAACAATTAGGGTCTAACGACGGGTCAATACATATTTCTTTAATAAATTCATCTCTAGGTCCTAAATCTACCATAGTCGTAGGTCTTCCAATTTGAGTATTTCGACCTATTCTTCCCCATTCCGATTCACTTCGATATATTGCAGACCTATAGTAGTATCTACTTTCACTAGAAATGTATTTTACAATTTGGTTACAGTAACTACCTCTTTTTGCTTTAAACAAAAAGAAATATAGTGAACCAGATAACCAATTGTCAACAAAGGAATAATTTACAATACCTCCACAGAATAGTTTACCAACTCTTTTCCTTATTCTATATTCTTTTAAAATACTATATAGTTGACTTAAACTTTGTGACCCTGGTACAATTGTAAAAACTCCATCACTAAATTCACTATAACCACTAAGTGTTTGTCGTGTAAACACGTCACCACCATATCCAGTAACCAATTGATAGTTACCATTTCCAATTCTACTTGCCGTTACGTCATCACCAGGATTATACGTTGATTGTTCAGTTCGTCCAGTACCAATGTAATATGTGTAAACTAAATTTTCATTATACGGTACATCGTATAATCCACATCCAGTTTCAACGTCAACCGTAGTTACTAATCCCGTCGGTGTTGCATTTATATCTACAATCAACACACCAGTGTATGTTGTATCAGTTAAAAAACCTTGAAATTCGTCATTAAGTGTTAGTGTATACCCACCACCAACTATAGGTGTGGAGGTAAAACTAGACGACGTTAATGGTATGTATGTCATTGTACTTCCGGTTGATGGGTAAACATTTGGTATTTCAATACCCAACGCATAATTACTTTGTCGATTAATAAAATCGGGTACGTCAACAATTGGGGTTGCGTTAGCTTGGCAATCTCCAACCGATGGTATCCCAACCGCAAAATTGTATACTGATAATGTTCTATTATCACTATCACTACTACCATAAACGTCAATTGTTCCAACTTGACAAAGATTTACCCCAACACTTGAGGATGGAGTTTGCCCATATTCCGAATTTTCCGTGTTACATTCCTCACACTCTGGGTAATTGATTAAATATAATTGTTTTTGTGTACTATTTTGTATGTTGTAACTAATTCTTATTAAAGCTCTTGCAACAGATTTAATTGGCCAAAAATATAACGCATCACCCACTCTATGGAATAGTTGTGCCATCGTATTAAAAAACCCTAACGTAACTAAGTTTAATAAATGTTCAATGAAAAGTAACACTTCTGAAATTAATAACGCAAATGTGAAATTCTTCTTGGCAAAATTAACAGGAGGTGTGACGATATCACTTGAACAATCTTCTTCATCGTTTGGTACAATTTCTTTTAATCCGACATATCGGTCGTTAGTGAATGTACTATTCTTGTAAAAAATATTTTGGAATGAAGACATAGTATAAACTTTATTATATGTCATTCTGTAAAAATAATCTCTTGGATTGTATTGTCCAAGTTCGTTATATAACATACCTTTATTAGTATCGTCACTAACCGCCGCCGATGGGTAATCGGAATAATTTGTCGAAAAGGCATATGACTTATCTTGGTCAGTTGAATATTCCCTAATATTAGGCACCAAATAAGATGCGGTTTTTCTTACTCTCGAATTACCTGAATCGTCTAACGAAAATCTAAATCTGTAACAAGCTGATGTTGGTACTCCTTTATTTGTGTCGTTAGTGATTTCGTTCTCACCAAATTCATTAGTGAAAACGTAATCCATATTCATCGGTATAGGTAATACAAATGCCCCATCCTCTGGAATATCCTCTTCAATGTTATACCGTTCTAATATTGGTCGATTGGTATCATCTTTTCTCGGTGTAAATCTGATTGCCTCAATTGTACCTGTTTTAGTTATTAAATCACATTTACGACCCATTTTACGTCGTGGTTGACAATTCTTATTTACCGAATTTTTACCACTATCTGTATATGTTCCACCGATAAAATATGCTGAAGGTTCTATTTTTACTCCCGCCTCTGATAAATCGAAATCGGTTCTTGTTAAACCAATTTCACAGATGTCCTCGTTACCCCAAAAAGGAAAAACTTCAATACTTTTGTTAAATGACACCACTTGTGGTAATGAATCTAAATCAACGGATGATTTGTATTGGTAAGTATTTTTAAATTGGTCGGGACCTAATCCTTGTCTTATAAAATCATAAGGTCTAAATGAGAAGCATCCAATATCGGACAAATCTAAATCAACGTGAATTGTTTGTTCACCTAACGGAACTCCCCATATCATAAAGTCACCAGCGTTATTGGTTTTTACCGTATACTTATAATATTTTTCATATACCTCTAAAACTTCTTCTCTAGTTAAAACGTCAGATTGGTCGAAAAATGTTCCCGTAGGTTCGTGTCCTCCGTGTTGTTTTCTTGATGGTAGTAGATTGTATCTGTAGTTATCCTCATTTTTATCGTTTACCGTTTTAAATGGGTACAATGATGAGATAACTGGGTCTTGTTCGTCCTCATCCGATAATGGTATGAAAATAGAAATTCGTGCGTTAGGTACACCTAAACCGTCATTAACGGTAATTCTACCACAAACAACACCGTAATCGGCACAAAGAGATGCGTACACATCTTTCTGTGTAAATTTCAAAGATAAGACCTCTAATAAGTCAAAATCTTGTTTAAGTTCGACTTTAACGATTTGGTCTTTACCAATATTCGTAGATATTCTATGTTTTTGTATCATTCTTATAATAAATAGAAAGCAGAGTATTTTCTATTATAATAAGAAAAAAATTAATTAAAAGGTAGTCGAAGTTAAAGGTTTAACTCTAACTCTAATATCTTTATTTGGTGTTCTTATTTGGAATATTTGATTTGACTTCATATAAACCGTCATATCCGCCTGTTGAATCTCCTTGGTTACCGAATCTTTATATGATTGAGATACTTCAGCTTGTGAATATTCTCCACCTGTCTTATTAAAAACTCTAACGTCCACGACATTCACAACCCCACTAGTCGTTCCAATTTCTTTTAATAACTCTCCAGTGAATAATGGGTCTCCCATTTTTCTTTTCTCGATGGCAAAAAATGAAATAGTTTTTTCAACTATAGATTTAACGACGTCAGATTCAAGTTCGTTTCTATCGATTACCACATCAATTTCTAACCCTAAATCGATAACCTCACCACTTTGTATCTCAACAAAATCGTTAATCATTCTAAATTGTGAAATGTAATCTGTGATATTATTTTTTAATGTGTTAGAAACGACATCAGTTAGATTACCACTCGAGTCGTAAGATAGTAATTTGATTTTAATTTTATTATCCTCTTCCATTACGTTTACCTTTGCAGGTGCTCCAAATGTCGGTGGCATATTTTCAATTACTGACTTATAATCATTTAACGTCACGGCTCTATTTTGAGCAGCAAAGTTGTAGGAAATCATATTTCTTATTTCGTCAATTGTTGGTTGGTCGGATCCACCTATTGCAGGTGTAATATTAGTAACCCTTAGAGATTGGATAACTTGTGAATTAACTGTTGATACAGGTCCATTTACTAAAAATTCAACATTATCAACACTATTAATTACATTAACCCCTAAATTCGAGTCTTTACCACCACCAATTCTATATTTCACAAATAAAGTAGTGTTTTTCTTAGGTACCGCACCTAAAGATACGTTGTTCAAATATGTACCTAAATTAACTTTTAAGTTACCGGTAATGTAGTTATCTAAATTATCCATTGGATTTACAGTACCTGAACCAAATGTCATTGAAAAATAACCTTCAGGTGTATGTTCTGTCATAAATTTATTTGTAACAGGAAGATACGTTCCGGGGATAAAATTATCTTTATCTGAAATTTTAGTTGGGTCTTTAATAAAAACCTTTTCTTCCATTAATGATTTTACTTCATACCATTTGTTGGTCGATGATGTAAATTCAGATGATGTAGGGTTTGAACCAAACGATGTTCCTTCTTTATGTATTGCAGAAACAATACCTAATACGTTTTGTTCCGGTAAGTAAAGTTTTAAAAATGGTTTTTGGTCTAAATCAGTAATAACTCTTCTGTAGATTCTTGACACTCCATTTACGACCGCTTCTCTCTTAGTTATGGTATAAGATACCAATTTATTATTTCCGTCGAAATTAGGTATCTTTAAACGATTAGGTTCTCCTCTACTATTAAATGGGTTTGAGAAATCTGTATCTTCGATAGTTTCAAAAATTTGTCCCCCTCCCGATATTTGGGCACCCGCCTTTAATAATCCAAGATATTCTGTTTTTTCTTTATCACCTGCAACTGGTACATTAATGGAAAAATCACATAAAGCAACTGATGGTCTATTCCCTGGGATTCTTAATCCGTAGGTTTTGGCAATATGAAAAAGAGATTGTCTTTGTTGTGCAAAGTCCAACATCGTTTCTTGCCATACTCTATCAATATGGAAATGTAAATTGTCGGCAACCGCCGCATTTAAATCTAATAAGACCGAAAATATTGAAGCATCGTTGGTGTTCTTTATTAAATCTGGATAGTAGTCGTTAGTTAAATTAACTAGTTCCTGTCTTAATCCAGCGAAGTCTCTAGTTGAGTATGATATTTTTTTTGCCATTTTATATGTTTATAATTACAAAATCGGAAGAAGTAAATGATCCGTTATTAACTGTATAGTCTATTTTAACCTTAGCGGTGTATGGTTTACTTGATGAGTCCGATGTTCTAAATAACCTCTCATCCTCATCTTGTGAGTATAATTTAGTTTCGTCGAGGTCATTTTCCGCCGATGTGATGTTTATTGAATTTATATCCAAATTTGGAATAAAACTTTTAACACTTTCTCTTATTTCATCTTCAATTGCTTCGAATGTTACTACGTCATTCTGGTCAAAAATATATTCGTATAATCTAGTTCCAAAATCAGGTAAGTAATATCTACTACCCTTTCTTGTTAATAATAGGTGAACCAAATTAGCACGAACTTCTCTTTCAGGTGATTCCGTCATTTTCAAAAAGTCACCCTTTAAACTATTCCTAAATGGAAAATCTATACCGTAAGTTGCTGCCATATCAAATAAATATAAACTAATCTAAAATGGTAATAAATAAAAAATCCCGACCGAAGTCGGGATTAATGTAGTGTCTTGA